CGGCGGCACCCTCGCCCGCCTCCGCCTCGAAGTGCATCACGGCGCAGCGCAGGACCTGCGCGGGGTCCGCGCCCTGCTCGTGGATGGCGTGGAGGATGTTGGCCACGGTGTCGGTGGCGGTAATGGAGGAACCTATGACCTCACCATATCGCGCGCCCATCATCCACAGGTCGCAGCCCGGATGCAGTTCTACGCGATCGCCAATCGAATAGGCTCGCCCGTCGTATCCCGTGAAAGTCTTTTCGCTAATCGCCCTCATGATCATCCCCTTTGGTTATTGCGCCCGTGCGCGTGTTCTGTGTCCATGCGTAACATTATGCCACACTCGCCCGGCAATGTCACCCCCTCGTCTAGGCCGTCTAACAAACCCAACTAATATCGCCGCACTCGCACTCAACCACAAAGCGTTCCGTATCATTCAACTTGGCTAACTGGGCCGCCGCTTCCTGGCGACGACGGTCAGCGATTTGGCCCTTGCCATATGCACTCGAATAACCCTGGACGGCGTACCAGTCGTCATCAGCCTTCCGTGCTTCCCTGACCAAATCAACCGCTACTTTCGTTTCGTGTTTCATCGGCTTCCCCTTCCGAGGTTCCAGTGTATGCTTGCTCATAATCTAATCCCCTTCTGTTATGCCCCTAGGGGCGGTTAGTGTGCTATCGCAACTCGACTATCTGGCCGCCGCACTGGATTGACGCGCAGTGTGGGCAGAGTTGGGTATCGTTGACAATCTCCCATGCGCCGCGCCGCTTTTCTCTGATCGTTGCCTCCTTGACATCGGGCGAGGCATTAAGGCAGACGAAACAGCGGAGATTCCCGCGCCTGTCCTGACTTACGAAGTGGTTCATGTCTCTGTCCTTTCGCTAAAACTTGTGGCTGTTAACTAATGCAATCATCTCACATCACGATCAACTTGTCAACCACCATCGGCAACAAACACACACAATAGTAATCAAACCTCTTTATAACACCCATAAACTACCAGAATAACCTAACGCAACTACACACCAAATACACATATAAAGCCAACCACACTGTACCTGCAGGTACACCCACCACACAATGTACTGTGCCCTGGCGGACTCAACGCGTGCGCCGGCCCCGGCGCTTGAGGCCAGTGGCTGCACCAAGAAGGTATGCCAAGGCTAACATTCCCCGCCTTTACCTGGCTCCCCCCTGTTCCCCGCCGTAGTTACCGATCGTTTACTTGGCTGTAACCCGTGGCCGTATAAGAAGATAGGCCGCCCGACATGGGGGGTGCCCTCCGCCCCCCGTACACCCAGCGCGGGACTCATAGATTAACCCCCTCATAAAAGCTGATAGAATCCCATTCCCTATCAGCATTCTGGCTGAGTTATTGCTACTGCTGGGTTCTGTTTTGGTAGGTTTCGAGCGGGACAACGTTTGGGCTATGTTGGTATGACCTAGGAGTGGTGGAATACTCCTTCGGAGTATAGTATATATATACGCGCGGGCGCGCGGGGGGGGTGATGTTCAATTTACTGATGTTTGGTGCGGCGGGAGGCGACCTTTGGGTATGGCTTTCTACAGGCCGGGCATTCTGCTGAGATGGTTTCGGTTTTGTGACCGCCATTTCTTTTCCCTTCGTTCTCGTTCTAGTTTATCTATGAGGTACTGGATTCTACATGGGGAGCATGCTATTGCTTGTTTTCCTGAGGGCATGACGGTGAAGTCTTCTGTGGCCCCGCAGTGGGGGCATTTTTTTATTCTTCTGCCCCCGGAAGAGACATCCAGATATCGCAGGCTTTACAGTCTTCATCGTGTTCTGTGGCCCACCAGTGTGGGTATTCTGTGCCATCATGATCTACCCTGGGGGAGAATGATGCCACTTTCCAGGCAGGTCCATCGCCAGGATACCACTCCGCCCACACAAGGTAATTGCCTCCCTCTTCCGGCTCCGCCTCTATCGTAGCGAAGGCGTCGTAGCAGATTTGTTTCATTTGAAATCCCCCTTTCGTTCCAGCATTATACCATACCACGCAGCATAAGTCAACCCCATTATGCGATTATGTACCTCACGGTACACTTTTCTCTTGACAATTTGTCAGTGGCGTGCTAGTGTCTTTTTTATGCAACAGAGGTTTGATGTAGAACGTGCTGCCGATGCTTTGACCTTGTGCGAGGGAAACTGCACAAAGGCCGCTGATATCGTGGGCTGTTCTTATACCACCTTCTTGAAGTACGTCAACAAAGACTCTACCGGGCTCAAGGCTCTACGCGACACATTAAAGAGGCAAAAGGGCGTCGGCATAGTCGATGAGGCGAAAGAGCGCAAGAAGGTCCAGAAAGCCGTCTCCGTCGGGGATAGACACTCTGATGATGTTGTCTACGAGGCCCTGATCGAGTTCGACGGCTCTATACCTGACGCTGCCGATGCTTTAGGTGTAGACGGGAACGTCCTTCGTAAGCGGGTTGCGAGGAATCCTCGCCTAATCGACGCAATGCACGAGGGCGAAGAATACAAGATGATGCTTTTGGAGGATGAATACAAGAAGATCGCCGCCGGGGAGATATCTGTCTCGTCTCAGAGGCGTCAGGCCATTTTCGACATCTTGAAGTGCAAACGCGGATGGAGCCCCAAGAGTACTGTAAAGCACGAGGGGCTCACTTACGACATCGAGTCGGTTCCGTTGAAAAACACGGAGCCGGATTTACCCAATTAGCGCGGCGTTCCCCCTTGTTGCCGCGCACGGGGCCGGGTGTTTTACTCCTTTCCGCCCGGCCCCCCGGAGCTTGAATGAAGATACCTCAGCATTTTTCTCTTATGGGGCGGGAGATAGAGGTAATCTGGCTGGACGACCTGGAGGACAAGGGCGAGGCCGACGGCCGGGCATCGTGGAAGCGCGGAGAGATCGAGCTTCAGGAGCCCAAGAAGGACGCGGACAGGGCCTACGTCGAGCAGGCGTTCCTGCACGAGCTGGTACATTTGATATTGTGGGCGATGTCAGAGGATGATTTGTCAGAAAACGAGCGATTCGTGGATTTATTTGGCGGGCTTCTTCATCAAGCGATGGTGACTGGTGAATAGCGCGAAGATTTGGTGGGACTGGCTGGCGATTTGCCCCGAGTGGGCAGAGGTAGACTACGGCGATCCAGAGGTTGAACTAGTTTTGGAGGATGACGATGTGGTATTTGTCGTTGAATTGGAAGACTAGGTGGGCGCTGGCGGCGATCTCGCTTGTTCTGTGTGTAGGTATCGCTGCTATTTCGTGGGCTGCCTACGGAGGAAGTCGGATTGTAGACTCCGCCGATACAGAGGTGAATGTTACAATTGACGGGACTCCTGCTTCATTGCAGTTGCTTGCGACCGGGAATGACGCTAAGTTCTCTATACATGCCTGGAACGGGTCTGTCTACCGACTGTTATATCCAGATTCAACACGTATTGCCGCTGATGATACTACATACGCGCTTGTAGACGGCGTTCCGTTCACGGTAGAAATGAACTACCCGAACCGACTGTCTAATGGTAATGTAGGCAATCCGTTCTCTGAGATTACAGTTTGCTTAACTCGCGCTAGTGCATCTCAGGTTTTGGTGCTGGTGAAATGAGGCGCTTAGCTACCATACCATTTCTGATATGTGTGTTGATCTTCTCAGCCGGGTTTGATGGATTCAAGAGCGAAGATGGGTTCGGCAGTTCAGACGGACTTAATATTGCTGATAGTGGACTGTATGCAAGCGGCGGCGCGGCAGATACCGTTATCGCTGTCTTTTCATCGTATGGCAATCTGATTGTGCCTGAAGTCCTGATAGATCATTACGACTTGGACCCGGCAGATTCGACTTATAGTTATACTCCCAATAGCGGAGCGATCTTCAGGCACGGGTCCGTTGATCGCGGCGACTCGCTCAACTGTGTGAACAACATCTACAACCGGTTCAATTTCTATGACAATGCCGGAACGGATATGCCAGCCTCTGCTCAGACATATGGGCTTGTCTACTTCGACTTAGATTTGATACCGGACAATGTAGAAATCCTAGATGCCTACCTCTGCATGGAGATCGCCTGGGGGACGGTGGACGGGACCAGCGCGACCTTCCAGAAGGAGAAGTTTCTGGGGGTCTACGCTGTCTTGGATACGATGGTGTCTGATGCTGCGTGGCTCGATGCTCCGGTAGGTGACACGTCCTGTGATGCGTCGATCCCGCCCTACGGCGCGGATATTTCATGGGTCTATTGCGACAATGATTTGTCTACTCCGTGGGAGCCGCGTCTCTACATGCGGCGGGGCAGGACAGAGTACGGAAGCTTGGGGATGTTCGGGATGCCCTCAAAGGCGTTCGGGCAGGGGACCAACCCCACTACAGGCGACACTCTGTATATTGATGTCAAGCGGGAAGTCCAATACTACAAGGACTATAAGGACATTAGGGGGATCACCAATTCAGGCTGGTGGATCACGGCCTATTCAGACGCTGGGCAGGGTGATGTCCAAGTGTCTTGTGGGGACGATACAGAGATCAATACATCCCCGTGCCTGATTGTAAAATGGAGAGATAAGCCGAAGAATAACTGGCGATATTCCGGCAAGCCGATGGCACTTTGTATGACCACCGACGACGGGTTCAAGGAATACAACTATGCGCTTGCGGAAACATGCGCCCTATATGGTTTTCTCCATACGGCGTTTGTGTCAGAGGTGTATATCGAAGCCGGGTCTATTGGCGGCAGGGATATAATGACTTCATCCGAGGCTCAAGTGCTTCGGGCTGGCGGAACCGAGATCGGCCAGCATACCAAGGACCACATCTGGCCGGGGCTGATAGACATTGCCGACGCGGACTCTGTTCACGAGCAGTTATGCAGAGATTACTTGGTCGCCTACCTGGGGATCTCTGCGGCTGACTCTGCCGACGTTCTCAAGACGATAGCGTGGCCGTTCGGGTCGTATAGCGCACTTACCGAAAGTATAGCCTACGAATACGGGTATATTGCAGCGCGATCAACCGTTGGCGATATCTTTCCAACATCTGCAAGTGGGTATTGGAGATCGTCCGCAGGACATGGGGTGAGTCCGTTTACTTCAGCAGACTCTTTGGCTATCTTCGCTACAAGCAAGTACACATACACGCGGTTCTTTGACGACAACGGCGGATCTGACGATACGGTGGACACCCTAAAGATCGCTCACAAGATCACCCCGGTTACAAGAATCAACGGGAATATCGCCAATTTCATGACCCTCGCGTGGATGATGCAAGAGCCGATCACTACACTAACCCATCACGAAGCCCAGCTAACTCTAAATCAAATCGGGTGGTTGATGGAATATCTAGATTGGCGCGGTGACTTTGCTGTACCGACATATGGCAGTATCGCAGAGGGATATCGAGATAACTACATGAGCGAAACCCTTTGGTGGCTGTGGGAGGAAGATTGAGCTTTCAGGAGCGCACAGAGAAGAAGAAGCGGCTTGCGGTTTTACATCGCAAGATCGCCTTCTTTGGCACTCCTGCAAAAGACTATATGGACTCTGGCTTGTGGATTTATCTGAAGTACGTCCGCACCAAGGATGAGCATGATGCACTTCGTCCGGTGAAGCCATTGCCGACAGATCCGGCTACCGGCAAGATTCTTCCCTACTTGCTGCACATCTTCCATCAATTGTTACGCAACGAGCAGATATGCCTGCCGAAGTCCCGCCAGATCATGGTATCGTGGGTGCTTGCTATTTACGGAACGTGGTTTGCGCGGACGGCGAAGCATCGGAAGATCATCTGGCAATCCAAGAAAGAGGATAACGCCGCAGAGATGGTTTGTATGGGCGGCGACGACATGCAGACAGCCCGGATGTCATTCATCGAGCTTAACCTGACCAACGAGGACGGCACTCCGGCCCGGTGGCTGAGTGACCCTAAGATTATCTCAGGCAAGGGCGTTGGGAAAAACAAACTGCTCTATAAGAATGGCTCCCTAATTAAAGGGGTGCCGCAGGGCGGCGATCAGGTCAGGCAGGAAGTCCCCTCTCTGTTCATGTCCGATGAGTCTGCGTTCCAGGACGAGTTCGGCAAGGCATATGAGGCTGCGCAGGCATGTATCAACGGCGGCGGACGGGGCGTCTATGCCTCTTCTGCTGCCCCTGGATACTTCTGTGACTTGGTGAACGATTACGACGGGTTCACCGACGGGGAAGATCCCCCGTATCTGGAGTCAGACTTGCCTCGCGGCATGGACTCGTGGATGGTCCGCAACAATGTTTACGTCTTGCGCACCCACTACACGGCCGACCCGCACAAAGACCCTGACAGGCTTGGCAAAAAGTGGATCAAGAAGGCGTCTGCGCCATATGGAGGCACGCAGTCTCCGGGCTGGCAGCAGGAGTTCGAGATCAACTGGAAGGTCGCTGGCGGCTCTCCTGTATTCCCGCAGGCACAAGACGTTCGCTGGTCCGCGATTATCCCGGCGAGGGATGTTGATTTCGTCAAGAAGAATCATTTTCTCATGGCGGGGTTTGACTATGGCTCTGCGAATGACCCGTCAGTGTTCGAGGTTATCGCTGTTGACGAAGACGGAAGAATCTTCTTCGACTGGGAGTGGTACAAACACGGCGCGACTTACCTGGAGGCCGCCGAGGCTATCAAGGAATGCCCATATTGGGATCGCATCAGGAACCACATGGTAGCCGACAACTCCATCTGGGCCATGACGCAGAATACGGATTCAGGGATTAAGTCTATCGCACAGTTATTCAACGAGCAGGGCGTACACTTCATTCCCGGCAAGCGCGGGACGCCTTCTGCCGATGTTCGCGTAGAGGAAATGTTCAGGGCGCATTACTGGGCCGACTTCCAGAACCCGAAGGCGTTTATCACCCTCGCCTCTCCGAAGATGGCTGAATGTGTAAAGATGCTGCGGTGGGAAGAGCATAAGTCTGAGGCGGCGAAGGCGCGGGCGCACGCTCCCTTGAAGATCGTCCACAAGAACAACGACCCGTGGGATGCGTCCTCTTACCCGATTGACCTTTTGATACAGGATTTTGCGAGGCCGAATGTGCCGATGCCTTCTGACTCATACGGGGCGCATAAGGCGCGGATGAAAAAACGTGAGCGCCGCGAGCGTTATACCGGAACCGCCGTGGGGGCGTTATGATTTGGGATGAACAGCTAACGCAGATCAAGGGCGGCATCAACAAAGATGTGGCCAGGATACAGAGGAAGCTCGACCGGGCGATTGCCAAGCGCAAGCCCCATGCGGAGCGGTGGAAGAAGAACTGGGACTACCTCAAGGGCAAGGGGCATAATGACATTGCCGGTGATGCGCCGAGGATCAACAAGACCCGCGCATTTGTAAACAACCGCACGGCCTCGTTCATCTACAAGAACCCCCGGTTTATCGTTCGGCCGGTGAACCAGAACGGACTAGACGAGATCCCTGCCCCGACTCAAGAAGACCCAACGGCCACTGTCCCGAGGCATATCATAGCAGAGCATCTCCTGAACTTCGTCATGTCTCAGCCGGGCATGGGCGCGGACAGGAAGAGTCGCAGGTTCGGCAAGAACGGCATCGTCTCTCTTGGTGTTTCCAAGGTGGGGTATTCTGCTGAGTTTGATGACGGCGAGTATTCCGATAACTTCTACGCACACGACGATGCACAGGGCTGGTTGAGAGACCCTGGCGGTGATTCCGATACTGATGGCCGGGGGGTTCCGCAGAACCTCATCCCGACAACCGAAGAGTACGGCAAGAAGTATCCCTTGAAGCCCACCAGTGAACGATGGTTCTGGGATGTCGTCCAGCCACAACGGATGTTGTACGATACTGACGGGGAGTCGGAGTTCCGAGATCACGATTGGGTGGCGTGCGAGTATTACTGGCCGCTTGATTCAGTCAAGAACAACCCGCGATTCAATAAAGAGGTCACGAAAACGCTCAAGGCCACGGTGAAGGCCGAGCAGATTAGCGAGATGGAAGTTCTCGCGGTTGAGCAGGGGATAACGCTAGACCACAAGCTAGAGGACGAGGACGAGTATGCCCGCGTCTTCGAGTTCTACGATATCAGGCATAAGGAAGTCTTGTGGCTTGCTGATGGGTGTTCGGACTTCCTGGCGACAGAGGATTATCCCGACGGGGTAGACCACTCGCCTTATGTACACTTCGCGCCCGACGAGAATGACGGGGAGTGGTTCCCGCACAACATCGTCACCGACCTTATCCCGATCAACCAAGAGATAGACAAGATCCATCAGGCCGACCTTTATGCGTTCTACGGCAACCCCCCCAAGTGGGGGTATATCGAGGGGCATGTAGAGGACGACGAGATGGAGAAGGTCGTTTCTCCTGTTCCGAACGAGTATGTCAAATTCAACAAGCAGGCTGCGGGAGATCCGCGCAAGAGCGTATTCCCGTTGGATCGGCAGTTCTCGCCGCCCGATACCTACATGCGGCTGCAACAGTTGGAGCGCGACTTCGACGAGGTGGCCGGGCAGTCTTCGGAATCTAGGGGCCGCGCCTCTTCTAAGTTGGCTACGGGGATCAACGAGATATCGCAGGCCAACAGGGTCCGCGAGGACGACTTCAGGGCGCAGTTCTCTGCCAAGCTCAAAGAGGTCGGCAAGAAGATGCTGGACTCTATACAGGCGAACATGGACGTGCCTACGGCCGTAGCTATCGAAGGCCCTGACGGCGAGATGTTTGTCAACACGATTACACCGGACATGCTTGAGGGCGACTTCGACGTGTCGGTTGACGTAGAGGACATGATGCCCCGGTCTACTGACTTGGAGGCGTCGAACTTGGTTCAGATCGGGAACCTGTTCGGGCAGTACCCGCTAATGGGCGCGGATGAAAGGGTATCTGGTCCGATCTTGGACAAGTTCCATATCAACTCCAAGCCTATCCGAGAGGGCTTGACGGAGATGGCCCAGATGTACGTTCAGATGACCATGGGGCCTCCGCCGAATCAGCCTGATGCTCAAGGCGGGACGGAGCCAGCCGCAAACACTGGCGACCTAGCCGCTCAGATGGGGGGACGACTTGGGTAGGCATGACTATATGTGCGAGTGCGGTATGCTTGTACGGGACGTGTGGCAGGAGATCAGCGACCCGCATGTGTATACCTGCCCCGGCTGCAGCGGCCAGATGGAGCAGGACTTCGGTAATGCCCGGCTGACGATCATGGGGGACTTGCCGACCATAGGGGTTTACAACGGGTACTACGACCCGAACCTGGGGGAAGAGATTACCTCAAGCAGGCAACGCTCAGAGCTAATGAAGAAGAAGGGACTTGAGCCCTTCAGCATGGACGACGATCAGGCGAGGATGCACAAAGAGGTTGAGTACACAATGAAACACGCCCCAAAGAAAGAGGCAGGCAGGGCGATAAATAAAATGGCTGCCGACACTCTCAGAAAGAAGGATGAGCGGTTTATAGCAACGACCATCGACCCAGTGATCGACAAGGCCGTTGGATCGCTCTCCGATTAAACAAACGGAGTCCCATTGGGACCAACCGGAAGGATAGCGCACATGGAAGACCTGGACACGCAGTTGGACGAAGCGTTAGACAGCATTGATCTTGGGGAAGCTCCAGAGGATGAGGTGGCCACCGAATCCGAAGAAGCCAATCCCGAAGAGGTTGTTGTCGCGCCGGACGACCAAGCGGAGCCCGAAGAGACCGTGAGCGACCCATACGCCGACTTTGCCAAGACCGGCAACCCGCAGCTTCTCCCAGAGGGTGATACGCGGGACCGGATCATGGACTTGTACGGCGCATACACTCAGTCTCGCCAAGAACTCTCAGAGGCAAAGAAGGTTCCTGTAGAGACAAAGAGTGAAGAGGCCCCGGCGATTGATCTCGACGCCGACGCCGGAGAACTGACCGCTCAAATCCAAGCCAGGATTGCATACGAGGTGGGTAAGGCCACACAACCTATGCAGGAGGCTTCGGCCAAGACGGAACTGTTCATGAAGGAACAGGCGCAACAGAAGTTCTACAACGACCTCACCGGACACGTCCGGGGTCTTGATGGATTCTCACCAGAGATTGAGCAGGCGATGTCTCGCACGATTGAGCAGCACAGTACGGACCCGGACTTCATGCGCACGATGCACACAAAGGCGGGCCTGGGGATGCTGTTTGATCGCACTAAAGCCGAGCTAAATAAAGCTCAAAAACAAGACGGGGCGGCCAAGAGGGCAGAGGGTAAAAGAAATGCTCCTGCTCCAGCTAAAACGTCACGAGGGGAGCCCCTCTCTGTGGCGGAGAAGATGAATGGCCTTGACCCGTTTGACATGATTGATAAAGCCGTTAGCGAGGCTATCGGCTAGGAGGTGATTAGGCATGTCCGTTACTGCGGATAGTGGCCAGACCTTCTCTTACTTTACGAGTGCGATTGCTGCAACTGCCGATGCGTTGCATAAGGGCGGTGCCTTTGTAGATATTATCTCCAAGGGAACTCCGACTCTTGATCGTCTCCGACAGAAAGGGAAGATCAATTTCCAGGGGGGCCGTCAGGTTGCTATTAACCTGATGTATGGCCTGGATACTCCCGTAAATTCGTATAGCGACCTTGATCCTTTGACGATCTCCCGTCCTGACGGGATGAGTGAATACTTCGCTCCGTGGGCGCAGTATCACTTCCCCGTTCTCGTTTCCGGCCATGAGGCCAGGACGAACAAGGGCAAGGCGCAGATCGCAAACCTGTTGAAGATGCGCTTCCGGCAGGGCATGAACTCTGCTAAAGAGCGTCTTTCCGATGACTGCTGGGACTATACTGGTCTTGTCCAGGCGAGCGAAGTTATTTCCTCGTCCGGCAATGGCGGCAAGAACATCATGTCGATCCCGATGTTGGTCCCCGCCTATACCGGCATGGATACCAACGATAGCCGCGACTACGATCTGTATGGAATCGACACGTCGGCCAAGGCGTATTGGCAGCCGCAGATTCAGGATGGCGGCGGATCGCTTACGGCTGCCACTCTGATCAACGGCCTTCGGACTCTGTTCCTGAACTGCTCCAAGCAGGGTGCGGGCGAGCCTGATTTGGCCATCGCGGATTACACGTCGTATGCCAACTACCTGTCTGCTCTTGACACCAAGATTCAGTATACTTCTTGGGACAAGGCTGACATGGGCTTCAAGGGCGTAGAGTGCATGGGCGCGACCATGTATCCCGACCGCCATGTGCCAGACGTTGACAATGCCCAGAACTGGGATGATACCGTTGTGGATGGCTCCGTGTTCATGTTGAACTCCGAGCATATCTTCTTGGCGATCCTTGATTCCGCCGACTTCAAGCCGGAGACTCCGCAGAAGCCTGTTGATCAGGATGCCATCGTAACCAACCACTTCTTCGAGGGTCAGCTTTGTGTCGATCATCGGTCCTGTCACGGGATCATGCACGACATTCCTGCTACTCTGTCTTAATGGAGGTGAGATAAATGACTACCGTAAGTGATCGACTTACTACTGGCGCGAAAGAGCCTAGCGGGACTCACGAAACGTATCTGACTGCAGGTGCCGTGACGAAGGGTTACGCCGTTTCTCTCGCCTCTGCGGGCACTATCACGGCTTCCGCGACTGCGGATCTTTCCAGTGTAATCGGCGTCGCAGCGGAAACTGCGGCATCTGGTGAACTGTGCAAGGTGCTTGTGCGCGGGTTCTGCGATTACGTTGTGACTGACGGGCTCGTGGCTGCGACTGATCTTGTGCTTCATGTTATCAATGGCGGCACCTGCTCTGGTGCCACTGAGGCCGAGATCACCGCAGACCCGACACTCGGATATCATGTATTCGCAAAGAACCTTCTGGCTGCCGACTCTGGCACTACTGGCACATGCTACGTAAATGCCGGTGCTGGCGGATCTGGTGGAGCGACCTCTTAAATGACGTTAGTATCCAAAGTAACAGAGCGAGTGAGGGCGTACTACCAGTACGGCTCCACTAGGTATACGGATGCCGAACTTCGCGAGATGGTTCATGCTGCAGACTGCGCTATCCGCGAATGCACGGAACTGACGTATGCCTCTTTGGATATTCCGTTACAGGCTAACACCATTTACTATAGTCTTCCGTCTGACGTGATCAGGGTTCGCTCTGTACTCTACTCGTTAGACGGGACGACTTTCGACGATGGCGTACTCAAGCCATGCGTGTTCTCGGACCTCGACTCAACATATAGACTTTGGTCTACAAATACGGGGGCTACTCCTGAACACTATGGGATCTTGGGTACGCCGGGATCGCCCTCTGCATACTTGTTTGTGTGGATGCCGTTGTCCACAATAGCAAGTCAGACTGTAAGGGTGTTTTACACGAAATGCTATCCCGACAATGACGCCGCCTTTGCTGCTTTGGATGATGTGGACGATAAGGTGATTGATGCATGTTATGTGCCTCATGTCCTGTCACAGATTTACGCCATTGACGACATCCATAAATTCCAGAGTCATTGGCTAGAGTATATGGCCGGGGTGGACAAGATGGCCGCTCATTACGCAAGCCGGTATCAGTCGTTTACTCCTAGACTCGGGGTTGGCATGAGCGACGGGCAGTTGGCATGAATTGGGGCGAACTTGTAGATGCCTTTGAGTCCTATGTGGGCAACTCTTATTTCACGGAGTCGTCCATTAAGATATTCATGCAGAAGGCCCTGCGGAGGATCAACGCCAACAGCAAGGTCATCAAGAAGCGTCAGGCAGTTAACCTGACTGCCGGTCAGCGGCTTTACGACTTGCCTAGTGATTGCCACGAGGTCTACAGAGTTACTTACGACGGCCACATGATCGAGCCGTACACTCAGGCGCGGCTAGATGCAGAGTCTAGGACGTGGCGGAATGCCTCTGGAGAGCCGTATCTGTACTATGTGGACCGCCTGAACAACCAGATTGGCCTGTACCGAACGCCGGATGTTTCCACTACCGTAGCTGGGGCAAGCCAAGAGGATGGCGTGGCTGTCCTTATGGGGGCCTCTGAGGACGGCCTTATCATAGACATCTCTACAGATGATGGATTTCCTATGGCCGAGGACGGGATTCCTGTTCTTGAGATGACGGGGAATCATTTGGAGGTGTTCTACTGGGCCGAGCCTGCCGACTATCATCCTGGGTCCGAACCCGATCTGCCACAATGGGCGCAGCACGTACTTGTGTGGTCTGCCCTGGCGGAGGCGTATCGGGCGGGCCTGCCTGATGTAGACGAAGAAAGGGCGGCGGCGTTTGCTCTGATGGCGGGGGATTTGGAAGAGCGGATACAGGGCAGAACTGCGAACGTGATCAACAAGACGTGGAACAGGAATCAGGGGCGAGGTCAAAAGACGCGCTCAATCCAGCAGAGATACCCTGCTACAATTGGAGACGTGTGATGCGACGAGCAATTCTAGTGATTCTTGCCCTGTTGATTGCTACTGCGGGGTATTCCCAGACGGTGACGCGGAAGATTACGCCCAAAGACCTAGAGTACAAGGTGGGGAACTTTGATCGCCCGTCTCAGGTGTGGGCTGACTCATTGATCTCTCGTCCTGGGTTTACGCCGATCAACGTAACGGCTTTCGGCGTTGACCATACTGGGGCTACTGACTGCTCGGACTCCTTGCAGGCCGTCATTGATTCTGTCGAGGTGTGGGGCGGCGGAGACATCTACCTCCCGCCTGGGGATTACTTGATCGGGACCACCATCCTCCTTGAGAGCAATAGCAGCGTTGGCGAGATGACGCTTTCCATGTACGGGGCAACGCTCAAGAAGGCCGCCGCCCTCAACGGCCCGGTCATCCAGCTTGGGGACACGACGAGTTCTATAAGCAATGTATCTATTATGGGCGGCACGATCATGCCCGTTTCTGATACTCGGGACTGGGATTCCGGCACGGTGGGCATACAGTTAAATTCTGCATATCGGTGCCGCGTGGTTGATACGCATGTCAGGAATTTTGAAAAGGGGATTGAACTCGCGGCCCAAACCAGTAAGGGGTGCGTATACAACTATATCGCCCCAAGGATGATTTACGACTGTTTGTACGGGATATATGTAAGTCAGGTCGTTTCTGGTTGGTCAAACGATAACCACTTTGAGGGTGGCTCGGTCTATTATAGTTCATCCCTGAGCGCGGTTGACGCGAGTGCTGGCGCGGCGATTTGGATGGAGCCGCAGGCCGGGGCATCACTTACCATTAGCGGTAACTATTTTGAGGGTGTAAGTCTTGAGTACGCAGGTGGTGCGGCAGATGGATCTATACCGGACGCGATTTATGGCACGTTTTACAACTGCTCGTTTATCGGATTGCGGTATGAGGATTTTGACGGGACCGGCGCGCTCACGCCGATAAACATAAATGCAAACTCAGAGGGTCTTGTGTTTTCCGGCGGGGACGGCTTACAGGCCGAGAAGTTCACCAACCTCAAGGTCGGAACAGTTCTTGACGCCAGACGACGGCATAGACTTGTCGGGGAATATCAAAACAAGTCTGGAGGTGGCCCGGTATTGGAATTGAAAACGCGGGGCAGCTATGATGAGCAGCCCGTGTTTGATGTTGTAGACGCCTCCGATGACACGCTGTTTGCCGTTCGGGGCGATGGCGGGATCGTGACGCTCTCGGACCCCTTTGACGTCAGGGCATATGGTGCAATCGGCGACGGCTCTACAGACGATACAGCAGCCATCCAGGCTGCGATAGATGCGTGTGAGGCGGCGGGCGGCGGAGAAGTGTTTCTTCCGGGCGGTGAGTACCTATTGTCTGGAACGGTGTACCTTGGGGATGGCGTGGCGTTTGTCGGGACTGGGCCGGGCGTAACAATAATCAGCGTTGACGCGTCGGCCTCGTTTGGTGAGGGGATTATTTCTAGCGAGAACGGGACGCTCGGCAACCATCTTGGCAATACAGATATTAGCATTGAGAGTCTTTCGGTCGCAGGCAATCAAGAACAACCGTCATCTGGTAGCGCACGCGGGATCTGGCTCAAGAATGTCATTGGCGCGACGATACGCGATGTCCACATAACGGACACGTATGATGAGGGCATTCGGATTTATGGCATCGGGTCCGGTGACACGATGTCCAGCGATATCCTTATACAGAATTGCACAGTGTCTAAAGATTCGCTTTGGGCCGGATGGAATCTCGACGCGCTGATTTCACTAACGTCATATACCCAGAATGCCACGAATAGCACAGATGAGATTGTCCGTGTATTTGATGTGGCCGTTCGGGACTGCTTTTTGAGTGGCGGCACGCAGGGCGTGCAGGTGTATAATAGCGGGCGCGTGACGATTGAGGGCAACCACATGGAGTCGTGCGACCATCGCGGCGTTAACATTGGTCCGACAAGCGAGTCTGTAAATGTTATCGGGAACAACATTCTGAATAGTGGCGGGGCCGGGATACATGCGGCGTACAGGAATAAGCGCGTTGTCATTTCCGGCAACATTTGCCGGAACACGGTGCGCGACCCATCTACTGTCGGGCAAGAGGGGCAAGGCATTAAGGCATATAGGGGTTTCGATGACCTCTCCATTACCGGAAATGTTTGCACCGATAATTTTTCGGATGGCATTGCTGTTCTCGGATTAGATAACGAGGGCGAGGGGTTCGCGGTCACCGGGAATACGTGCAGCGATAATGGCAGAGATGGCGTTAGGATTATGGGCGCGGCATATACCGGCTCTGGCGGCTATGTGGTCAACGGCATTATCAGTGGGAATCTCTTGGCCCATAACGATTCTAGCGGGATTTATGTCGGGTCTGATACGCTTACGTATGTTCCCAAGGACATTCAGATAGGCCACAACACGCTTATTGGCAACGGGCGCTATGGCATTGAGGTCTTTGATTGTCTCGATCTTTCGATTGCGCCATGCCATTCTGACTCCAACACGCTGGGAGATCATTTGCTGGCGCAACTGGTGCTGGCGGCTGGCGAGATCCGCCCGATGACGCTTGAGGGCACAATAACTCCCGTGGGTAATGTGTGGGCACCGCTCGGGTCACTATACAGATATGCAGATGCGGACTCAACGTTAATGGTCAAGACCGATGCGGACAGCACGGACGGCTGGGCGCTGGCCCCGTAGCGAGGAACAATGGGACGCAAGAAGAAATTTGGCACACACGCTATCGGCGGATTAAACAC